GGTGGTGGTTGTTGCGGTGGTAAATGATAATAGTAAAAGATGATGGCAGTTTTATTAAGATATGTAATTGCAAGTATCCTGATATTAATTGTCATTGCGAATAGTTTTATAAATCCTATAACTCTATACTTAGTAAAGAAACAAAATAAGGAATACAATGAAGTTAACAGTTATTAGAACACAGCTAGGTAAAGATGCAACCAATGGGATTTTATTAATTGATGGTGTCTTTGAATGCTATACATTAGAAGACCAGTATCAAGCAGTTAAGGTTATGCATGAAACTTGCATACCTGAAGGCACATACAATATAAAGTTTAGAACTGTTGGTGGATTTCACACCAAGTATAAAGCTAGATATGGTAAAGCACATTATGGTATGCTTGAACTACAATCAGTTCCTGGTTTTTCATACATACTTATACACGCAGGGAATACTGATGAACACACATCAGGTTGTTTAATTGTGGGAGAAACACAGCAAGATTTAGACATAAGTGATGATGGGTTTATAGGACATTCAGGCAAAGCGTATTCAAAATTGTATAATAAAATTTCTAAGAAACTACTTATAGGTGAGAATGTTTCTATAGAGTATACAACAATAGACAAACTTTTAAATCCAAAACAAAATAAATTATCAGGAGATAAGAAGTTGGATACTATTATTGCTAGACTAGAAAATATTGAAAACAAAATAAAGTTAGGAAGAATAATAAAATGAGTACTGAATTAAAATCAATGCTTGAAAAAACTCTTTGGACTTTCGTTGAAGCTTTTATTGGTGCATTAACAGTAGCACCATTAGTAGGTGTAGACGCTAGTGCATTACAATTAGCTGCTATGTCAGGTGCAGGTGCTGCACTAGTAGTAGTTAAAGAGTTTGCTAAAAAACAAGTAAGTAAATAATTTTAATATAGCAAAGCCGAGGGTGTTATCCTTTCTACCTCGGCTCTTGCTTGCTTTAAATTAGAAGGGTGCTTCGCCTTCTTTAATATCATCTAATGATTTAGCTTTAGGCATTTCAACACCATTTCTCATAGCAGCGTAATCATTCCATGACTTAGGTGTCTGTCTGCTATCAACCCACCATGATTTAGAAAATACTTTACCGTCTACAGTATCTCCTGCTGTACATTTAGAAGCCATAATGCATCTAAAGTCAGGTGACTTCTGAGATTTCTTTTCTTCATCAGGGATATAATTGACGCTACCACCACACATACACCATAGTCCTACGCTATCTAATGCTAATGAACCGTCCTCATGTTGTGTTACTGTAACTTTATATCCTGCACTCTCCATCTTTGCAATGATACCACCACTAGAGGAGGCGGAGGAAGTAGACGACCCACCTACTTCCTCCCTTTTAACTGCTACTTTCGCAGCAGGCTTTGTGCTTTGAGCCTTCTTGACAGTGGTGTCACCCTGCGTTTTAGCCATTTCTTCTCTACTAGGTCTTGCCTTATCACTACCTTGATACTTCCAATTAGCTAATGCTCTACCTATTGCAGAAGTTTCACAGTTCTCTAACCATGCTTCCTTATTAGCAAAGCCACCTTGCCCTTTGTATTCTTGTGCAAACCCTGTTGCTACTGGTATCATATTTTCCATATCACTATATATAGTTGCACCCATAACAACCATAGTGCCGTCTGCACTAAGTGTATGGATAAATGTATCAATCCTACCATTAGGATTATCAGACCAAAACTTCTTTAGTCTGTCTTCAACTGTTTCGTAGTTGTCTAAATTAAAAGCCATATAGCCTCCTTTATTAATATTATATTACTCTTCTAAGTTAACTAAGTACTCAGCAGTAACACCTTTATTAGGCTTAACAAATAGACAATGCTGTGATGGTCTACCCATACTAGCTAATTGTTCTAATGCATATCCATTGTGGCTTTCTGTACTACCATTAACCCACACTCTTGTATCGTTTATATACAAGTTAGTTGGTGTATGATAGTGTCCACATACTGCATGAGTGAAGTCTTCCATAAGACCATTAGCTGCTAGAGATTTCCAACCTAAGATTTTTTTATTATATCCATAGAAAGGAAGTCCCATGCTACCTCTAATGTTATCTCCATGAAAGCACAGAAACTTTGCTTTCTTACCTAAGTCTGCTACTAGGTACCAAGTCTTGTCAGGTACTATGAACTTAATTCTTTTTTCACTAGCAAACATTGTTTCCAATATCTTTCCTAACATACGGTCAGCGTTGCTCTCAGGGTTGTAATCTCTACGACTACGACCACCTAAAGCACCATGGTTTCCTATAACCCAATACACTTCTACTTCATCAAACTCAGTTAATAGTTTGCTAAAGAAACCATGTAGTATTCTTGGACCATCTACTGTTACTTGCTTATATAAGGAACTGTCTATCTCATGTGCTTGTCCAGGAAAGATAAGCTCTCCTTCTACGATGTCACCAAGGCACATTACTGCACACTTCTTTATAGAGTGATTAGCTTTTTGAACTCTAGTTATTTGTATTATCTTATCAGCATAACGAAGTACTCTTTCTTCTGCTATGTCACTATTATAAGTAGGTGTTCTTTTTGCTAATTGAATATCACTAAGTAAAGGCACACAGATTTCTTCTCCTTTTGTTTTAGATTTAGCAGGTGCTTTTACTTTTGGTAGGTCAAGCGTACTTATACCATCTTTTGCACCCATATATACTGCTTCAACTAGGTCAGCTTTCTTATCCTTTAACTTATCAATTTGTTTTAATAACCTTTGATTAGTTTGCTTAAGGTCTTTGATAGCTTCACTTTCAGCTTCTGCTAATAGGGAAAGAAGTTCTTCTTTTTTCTTACTCATTATGTAGTGTCTTTAACCACTCAGCAACTCTTGACCTACTAACATCAATGTTAAATTCCTCTGTTAGTATTCTATGAACACTACTAGCCACAGGTTTCTTTCCTTCTTGTACCATTTGTTGAATACCATTAGTGAAGGGTACAGCTTCATTAGGTAACTTATCATACCAAGGGATATGTCCACCCCTTTTTGCGACCATTGCCTTTTTAAGCAAATCGTTTATATCTATACTCATGTCACTTAGTATATCATATGAGTAAGCATATGCATACGCATTAGAAAAAAATAAAAAAAAGTCTATATGCATATGCATATATATATAAAAAAAAGTAGTAAGGGTAGGTACAAAGGAAACCTACCCCACTACTTATAGCCTAGCTTTTCAGGGACAACTGTTTAGCTAAGTCTTTTACATGTTCTTTAATTCGTATAGGAATAATATTATTCTTTAACATAAAGCGTAATATTTCCTCTCTGCCTTGCTTATTTAAATTAGCACTGTTACCACTTTCATCTACACCTACTACTTGTTGGTCGCTAATCCAGATACGGGGCTCAGGTTGTTCTGCTAACCACTTAAGTCCTTCGTAGTCAATAGAGTTCAATCCGTATTCTTGTAAGTCGCTAATAGCTTTAGTATCAATACGACCATCTTTGGCTATTACTCTAATCATACCATCATAGCCTTCCTCCTTAAAGCCGTAACCTACATAACCTGCAATGTTAGAAGCAGGTAGTATTTCAACTACTTCTCTAATGTCATCACTTGTCCACCCCATACTGCCTGAACAATCTATCATCATAGAAGCACCTGCAATAACTTTCCTATTACTAAATACTTTTCTATCAGTAGTCATACGATACATATTCTTAGGAACAATACCTCTATCACTATTCATCTTTGATAGTTGTCTAATAGCTTTAGGAACTTTACCATTAGGTACAAACTTCTTAACATCTGCTACACCATGAACACCACTTGGATTACTGTAATAATCTATAAGTCCTCTTATAGCATGTTTGTCTGCACTCTCCATGATATCATCAGCAAGTTCACTACTAACATTGTCAGGTAACGATAGTGTTTCATCGTATTCCTTAGCTAACTTATCTGCATTAGCTAGCTCTTGTAAGTACTGCTCACTAGGAAGTTCCATAAGAGTTTCTGAATACATCTCAGTTTCTTTACTATCATCTTTATTAGATATGTAATCAGAATAAGCCTCCATCATACGAGCTACTTGATTGTATCTATTGCTGTGATAGGTGTACTTATAGGGTTCAAGTAATCTCTTTCTAAGAATATTTACTTTCCTACGCATACTTTCTTTACCTGCTTTAGTAGAAGTATATTTATGTAGTTCATAATCATACTTCCAGTTAAAGAACCTAGCACCTTCTAAGTATCTCTTACCCTCTCTTATCATACCCCACATTGTAGTAAGGCAATCCTCTATATAATTGATGTCATTCTCCAATGTAGCATCAGGTAAATTAATACCTACAGGATAGTACTTATGCAAATGAGCTTTGATATGTTCTCTTACATTTTCTGTACGAGCACTACCATAGTTATTACTTACACCTGCACTATTTAATAAATGTAAATACACTTCATACATAGGTGTATTATCAAACAACATATCAATAAGTTTCTTGTTTATATTTTCCTTACTCGCAATAGCCATTGATGGTATATGAAAATTAGAGTTCTGCATAAATAACTTTTCATTGCTATTTAGCTTCTCTTCTTTTTCTTTCTTATCATCAATAACCCTTCTGTAATCCCAAACATTTATACTGTATGCTTTAGCAATCTTTTTAGCAACTCTGTCTGCTTTCTTTCTAGCAATTACTCCTGCAATAAGAAACTGTGCTATGTGTAGGGCTTCATCATTGTTCTTGAACTTCATGTCCTCAAACAACTGTGCCTTAGCATAAGCAACTTGTGTAAGAGTGTGTTCTTTATTCTCCTCAGTAAGATAGTTTGGAATAACTAACTCTCTCTTATGTAAAGGTAACAAAGAAGCACGCCTTACAACAGAGTACTTCCTTATTTTGTTACCACGCATACTAAGGTTAGCAAGAGTAGAGGGTACTTCTTGTGAAGCACCCTTGCTCTTTTTAAATAAAGACTTCCTGTCTGTTAAATTATCTAGGAAGTTACTCATTACTATCTAGTTCCGTCATAGCATCTATGATATTGGAAGTGTCATCAGGAAATATTGCCCTTGCTGCTACTTCTAATGCACAACCTTTATCTAACAACTCTGCAAACGCTGTCCATTTACGAACAGAGAAGTTCGCTGAGTAGTTGTAATCCTCATATACTGCTTTGAGTTTGTTAGGTAGTGCTTCCAATGCATCAGGATGTACTTCATTAACCTCTATCTTTACAGGAAATCTGTCGCCTAAAGCATCACTCAAATCTTGAGGTGTGCCGTTCATAGTAGCGACTATCTGAAATCCTTCAGTAGGTTTTACTACTTCCTTCTCTTTGTTAGGAAGTGTGAACTTTGCAAACTTAGGGTCATCTAAGAGTGCATGTAAGAAAGTCATAACATCTACACCAGCATGGTCTATCTCGTTAATAACTAGTCTTGCACCTTCCTTCCAAGCACGAACACCAACACCATCAAGCCACTCAAATCCACCACTATCGGTAGCTATATAGTGTCCCATTAGCTCTGCTGCTGTGCTATCTTGTGTGAGTGTAATGTTATATACACCCTGTTCTTTGCTTAGTCCAAGTGTATTTGCTTGATATGTTTTACCTGTACCAGGTACTCCATAGAGCAATACTCTCGGTGTAAAAGGAATAACTTTACTAAGTAATTCCCATATGTTATTCTGTTCCATAACCTATTCCTCCTCTTTGTCTTGGTCTTGCAACTGCACTTCTTGTGCTAACATTGTGTCAATGTCTTTAAAGAACTTATTAGTAAGTCTTTCTACATTGATATCGTTCCATACTTCCATAGGTTCCTCTTGTATGTTAGTAACAAGTGGTACATCAGGAAGTGTACTGTAAGCCTCTAAGGGAATATCTACTACAACAGAATGCGTTTGCTTACTGTCACCTAGTATTACAAATTCCCATATAGTCCTAATGTGTTCCTCACATTCAACACCTTGCTTGTGCTTGTGAGGTATAGCCATTTTTAGAAAGATAGGAAACCTATCATCTATACAGGCTAGTTCGCCTAGTGGTGTCTTTTCAAACAACCACTCTGCTATCTGTCTGTTGTACTCGTTCTTAATGGACAGCTCATTAAGGTACTTCAGTATTGGTTTGGTAATAGCAACATGAGTTTTAACCTTACTCGTTGCTTCGTATTGAATAGTCATACTATTCCTCCTCTCCTTTTACTTTTATATCCTTTAAGAAATTAACAATGTCCTCATCAGTAACACCATTATCAATCTCATCAATTATTCTATTTCTATCTACTACACTTCCTGAAGCATCAGTATATCCACCTTCCATAATGTTTGCTATGGTAGGTATGGAACCTATTGATATCATTGCAGGCTCAGTATGTACTAAGCATCTCTCATAGAAGCCACTAAAATTAGCTCTGTTAGTTACTATAAATTCAGTAGCTTCCATTACAAGAACTGATGCTATAGCAAAATCGCTATAGTCTTTACCCTCTTTCTTTAGCTTTTCTCTTATAGTATTTCGCATATCTATATCCTCAGCTTCACCATCAACCATACCTATAAACTGTTGGCTTATGAAAGTAGATAAACCTATCATCATATCAGCCATACGATTGAACCATAGAGTTCTATCTACCATATTGAGTATGTCAGTATAGTCTGTTGCTGCTATGTGGTACTTATCACTATCTTTATTCTTAGATATGTTTCCTTCATCATCTACATCAGGTGGGAAAAAGAAACCAACACCTTGTAGTTTCATATCAGCCATCATACTAATATGTTGATAGTCCTTAAGACCAAGCTGTTCAGCTCGTTCCATTTTCTCTTTTAAGTTCTTACTGAACTCAGCGAATTGTTCCTCGCTAGGTACATCTACCACTATTCCTCCTCTTGTTTAGTTAGCTTTGTACTTCTTGCTACTAAATAACGGTAACCATTTCTAGTAGCTGTCTTGAACTCCATCTCTAAGTTCAAACTTCTTAGGGAAGTGCAATCAGTTCGTAGTCCATTAGAACCTGTTACATTATCAACAGGAACTACTGCTATAACTATCCACTTACCTTCAGAATTTTGCACTTTGTTTAGTGCATGCTTATATCTATTAGTAACTGCAGTACCTTTACCACCTCTACCTGAAGGTTTGTATTGTACTTCCTCATCACTAATCTCATCTCCTACTTTGTAGGTCATTCTTCCTCCTCATTCTCACTACAACCACACTCACAGTTTTGTACTGTGTCGTAGGGTGTAGCATATTTAGTTTCTATGTCGTGCCTACATTGCTTACACATAGCACGACTATTGTTCCATATTGGAATTGGCTTATCTACTGGTATCACAGCGTTACACATATCACAAATCCAAAAGTCATCTGCTATTCCTGTATCTAATAAAGTATCTATAAAGAATACTCCATCTTGTTCTTGGTTTTCTCTACGAAAACGCATAGCTTCTACTCTTGCAATCTGTCTATGTAGCACAGGGTTAGTAACCATGTACCAGTGATTACTGTCCATCATTACAACCACGACAGTCTTTAGCGTGTGGAACTTGTTCTATGTTTAACTCAATTTGTGTAATAGGTATATCGTGCCTCTTACAATTAACTAATAACATAGTTGTATCTCCTTCAAACTTAAAGCCTACTTCTAACTTTTGTTCATATGGTTTCCCATTAACACCACCAGTTTCATCTACGCACTTAATACAATGTACATATTGGTCAGCTTCAGGTCTGTTATTACTAGGAAGTGTCATACTATCCCAGCTCATTATTCCTCCTCCTCGTTATCAACTGTTCTTACTGCTTCATTCACTGCTATCATCTGTGTTTTTACAGCATCAGTTGCATTCTTATCGTTATTAATAAACTCAGTAAATCCTTCTCTGAACTCATCATTAGAAAGTATCGTTGCTATAAACCTAGTACGAAATTCTTTAGACTGTTCTCCTAAGTGTTCTACAATAGCCATCTGTCCTGCTACTAATATATCTACTCTTTTAAGTAGGTTTGAAATAGCTTTCCTTGTAGCCTTATCCACTACTATCCTCCTCCTCTTTAGACCATCTACTCTTAACAAAAAATGTAGGCTTATGGTCTAACAACTCTTTAGCAGTACTATCAGTGCTATCATCTAGCATTGATACCATACTGTCTATAAGTAGTATCGCCTCATCTTTACCTATCTCTGTACTAAAAGTAAAATCTACTGTTAATACATTGACATCATTATTATCAGTGCTGTACATTTCATATACTTCACTCATGCTTTCTCCAATCTCTTACTATTTTGTTTCTTTATAGTTTGATAACCACACTCAAAGCACTGCACAATAACATGTACTGAGCTTTTAACATTGCTATGAATAGCAAGTTGTGTGTACTTACCTTTCCTGCAATTATCACATAACATAATTGTCCCTTCTAGAAATGGCAAAGCCACAGTTTCGGTAGTTAGTTTCAACAGGGTGTGAATGATATCACAACTAACGCCTACTACTGTGGCTTCACCTCGTACAAGTATCCGTTTATTATCGAATACTGCTATGTCCTCACATAGCACTAAGCCTACTGATTGTAGTTGTAGATATTTATATAGTTTCTATGAACACCAATAGACTTAGTGCTACGCACTAGGGGGCGTACTTATAAGGGGGCAAGGATAGGGCTTGCCTATATAAACCCTAGTGATAGCACTTAAATTACTTTAACAACCCAAGTCGCAAGTCGTTTTACTTGCTGGTATATACATACCACAGTCCTTACAGTACTCTGCTGTATCAATAGCCTGTACTTTAATAGGACGACAGTATCGCATTTCGTTATAGGGTTGCTTACATCTCTTACAATTACCACTATCTTCTGCTTCTATACAGGAGTTATCTGCTCTGTTAATAGCCTTTCTATTAGCATTACTTTGAGCCATTAGTTTAAGCCCCTCCTCTATAGCAAGTCTTTCCTCTATGCTAGTTCTTTTTACAGGGGCTTCTAACTCCCTGCAATCACGGCATATATAGCCACGAACTAGATTTTTGCTACAGTACTTACATACCGAAGCCTTATCAAGAGCATTATGTACTGGCTGTACATACTCTCTAACACCATTGAGATTAGGAATACCTGTATCTATAATAGTGTTGTTGTCCTCATCATATACTTTCTTAGTGCGAGGAACACTTGGTCGCTTATATCTTTTACCCACAATAAACACCTACCTTTCTTATGTGAATAGAAAAGTCAAACTTGACTTGAGAAAAATTTAACACATCTCCTCTTTCCATAGATACTTATTAACTGGCAAAATTTGACAAACCCTATGCATAACTCCAGTATGCAGGCATACGATATATAAAGTTTTTATACAGAAAAAAAAATAAAAATTATTTTTGTTCAAGCATAGATAATATAAGTAGTAGTAGATTAGTCGTGTATATAAATATACTGTTGATGATTGATTGATGCATATTATTATTATATATATATCATGATATGCATATGCATAGAGCTGATTGTGGTGTGGTATGAGCTGATTGTGGTGTAGTGTGTGTGTATATCTTATAAGAAAAAAAATCTTATAAATAAAAAAAAGCATACGCCCCATAGGGCGTATGCTTAATATATTAGGACATGTAATCCTGTATTTTACCTGAGAATTTAGAGTTCATAAAGGCTTTACATTCTTGCAAAGTCGGAACTTCTTCGAATTGCTCAGAGATAGCATTTGTACCTATCTGTTCCATGAATTTAGTATTCATAGAGCCGTCTTTGTTAGGTGTATATGCTTTTCTTTTTAGAACTTTGGGATAGTTCTCGAACAATTCCTTTAGCTGAAGTACAGCTTCGTATTGTTTAAGTATCCCTAAGTTCTTAAATTCTCCTTTAGAGTTGATAGTAGCTATCATGTAACGAGTTTTACCCTCGCTCTCTGGGGAGAATTTAAAGGCGTATTTTCCCCTTAACTTAACGATACGCATATCGCTAGGAGCACCTTTCAGTTTGCTCTTGTATGGGGAAATTACAGCCTCAGTATCGACTGTATAGTATTTTAGTGTGTGCTTAGTAGCCATTTTGTTATCCTTTCTATTAGCTTATAAGTACTAATTGCGAGTTTAACATTTGAAGTCAAGCTAAACCGCTTATTAGAAGTACTTGTGTTAGTCTTGTTTTGTGTATGAGAAATTGTAGTACTTCTTTAAGAATTTAGCTTTACTCATCTGTTATATAGGAGCATAGTACTTATTAGATAGAATAATAATATATAGTAGTATTTTTTCTATTTATAGTACGATAGTTCAAACTTGTTTGATAAAAAATGCGTCCCTGAGAAAAGATAGAATACCTTATAAAATAATAACTATAACTAACTAAAAATAAAATAAACTCTAAATAAAATTGGGGGTGGGTGGCTTGGGAGGATACGATTTTACTATATTGGTTTATTTTATTTTTATACTTTAGTCAAACTTGTTTGATTTAGTTGTAGGATATGTATTTTATTATTATATGTTTCTTGGAGGGGCACTATATATGGGAAGTATATGAGGAAGTAGTTGGATAGATATGGTGTTATTAATAAGGCATGTAGGTTTAGTACAATATAGGACATTAGTAAGTATATAGGTATGTATTAGGAGAGAAAGTTAGTATATAGGTTTATATATACAATAACCCCCTCTGCACTGTGCGTAATATACAGGTGCATGATATAGGGGGGATTTAACCTGCCGTCCCCTATGTATCATTATGTAAGTAGAGAAAAATATGCTGGTAAATGTGGAGGGTATGGGGGTGGCGTAGTCTTATGTTACAGGCATTTGAACAATCAAGGAAGGTATAGATTGATGTCTACACCACCGTTCCCATTGTCCTATCTTAACACACTCACAGTAAAAAAAGAAAGAAATCTTGTTTTTTTATAGTGAGAGTGAGTGCGTAACTAACCCTGTGTCACTCCCTCCCAAACCAGAATGAACTAAAAATAGTAACAAATAAATATGTGAAGTAATAGGCTTTTACCCTAGTTAACACCGTGTAGCTAATCGGCTTGTGTATCCTTTTATGTTCTTACAAATCATTCCTTAGAGCTACTAATTTGTAATACCTGTGTTTATAACTATAGTCCTACTATAATTTAAATACAAATAAGGAAGGAAAAAATGTTTGATTTTAAAGAACAATTAGAAATAGGTAAGCAGGGTGAGAAATTAGTAAAAGGATATTACGAAGCACAACAAACTGAAGAGGGTAAAAATCTATATATAGTTAGAGATGCACGACCTGATGAACAAGCTAGAGGTGCTGATTTCTTTATACTTAATAACAAACTAGGTTTTAGATATGTAGAAGTTAAAACTGACACCCAGGCACAAGATACAGGTAATGTAGCACTTGAGATACAGATAGTACAAGATGATGGTACAAAACAAGCAGGATGCCAATTTAAAACATTCTCTGATTTTATGTTCTACTGGATTTATCCCAGCAACGAACTTCTTTACTGGCAACCTACTGAGTTACTACCTTACTTAGTAGATTGGATTATGGAAGGTACATACAGAATTGTAGATGCTCAAAATAAAAATTTTTTTTCACGCAATCTTATTGTGCCTATTGAAGCGATGCAAGCAACAGGGCTGGTACGCAGCGTATATGTGAGTGCTCATCTTTTAAAGGAAGCAGTGTCAGGAAAGGAGGTAAAACCTAACACCGCCTCCAAGGTCTAGTATAATATAGAAATGGCTAAGTTAATTACAAACTGCTCAAGCTGTGGAAACTTATATAAATTGTCAAAACATTCTAAAGTATGTGTTAATCTTGGTTGTATAGCTTACAACAAGATAGTTAGGAGAACATATGCCAATAAGCAAAAAAGGCAAAAAAACACGATACAAGGCAAAAGGCAAAAAGAAGTCTAAGTACTAATGCCTAAAATTAAAAAAGGAGAAAACATATTCAATACGCCCGAGTTATTAAAAACCTGGGCGTTAGAATTATCTGATGCATGTGGCAGTTTACTAGTTAGTAAAAAACCTAATGTAAGTAAAGTAGATGCATTAATAGATAAATTTGTTACGGATTACAATAACAATGTAGAAGAGCAGGAAGAAAAATAATGGCAAAGCGTAAAGGTTTATATCATAATATAAACAAAAGAAAAAAAGCAGGAACTAGTAGGTCAAAGAAAAACTCTACTATATCACCTAAAGCATATGCAAATATGAAAGCAGGGTTTCCTAAAAAGAAAAAGAGGAAGAAAAAATAATGAAGGTATATACTAAATCAGGTAAAGAGTACAAGGGTGCTCATCATAAAATGCCTAATGGTCAAATCCATACAGGTAAAAAACATACTAAAAATAGTAAGCGTTTATATAAAAGAAAACCTAAAAAATAATGGCTGTTACTTATAGAGGTGAAAAATTTTCAGGGTACAACAAACCTAAGCGTACACCTGGTCATAAAACAAAATCACATGTAGTATTAGCTAAATCAGGTGACAAGGTTAAAATGATTAGATTTGGTGAACAAGGTGCAAAAACCGCAGGAAAAAAACAAGATGCTAAATCTAAAGCAAAGCGTAAATCTTTTAAAGCAAGACATGCTAAGAACATAAAAAAAGGAAAAATGTCTGCAGCCTATTGGGCTAATAAAGTCAAGTGGTAAAAAATGTAATTTGTGTATCTCCTGATTGTGAGGAGAAGCTCCCAACAGGGCAGCGTAAATATTGTTCTAAAACATGTGCATGGAGAGAACAAAAAAGAAAAGCTAGATTAAAAGAACAGGGTAGAGATTATCAACCTGATGTTAAAGAAGCTAATAAAGGTAAAGTAACACAAGTTAGAAGGGGTGCCTTATACGATAAATTTGTTAATCAAGGATATGCTATTGACTTAATACAAAACAGAATGGATAGACAAGAAATAGCAACTGAATTAGGTTGTACTGCTGCACACATATCAAGGTTACTAGGTGCATTTAAAGAAGATTACGAAAAGGATAAACAAGCTGAAAGTTGGGAAGTGTCTGATGATGCAGCACAATCACTTGAAGATTTTCAAAATTTTAGAGATAGATACTTTTTAACTGAACAAGGCATACCTTTTGAAACAGCAAAATTTCATCACCGATGGATAAAATCTATTAACAAAGCTTTACTTAATGGTGGTCAGCAAATGATACTAAGTCCACCACGACATGGTAAAACTGAGTTGTTAATACATTTTGTTATTTGGCTTATATGTAGAAATCCAAACATAAGAATTATGTGGGTAGGTGGTAATGAAGATATTGCTATGAACTCTGTAATGTCTGTTATGGATACATTAGACCAAAACGAAAAACTTAAAGAAGATTTTTGTGGACCAGGTGGTAGCTTTAAACCTGCAACTAGAGCAGGAAAGATGTGGTCTAGAAATGGTTTTACTGTATCTACAAGAACAGTATCAGGTATTAAATCTCCTACAATGATTGGTATAGGTAGAGGTGGTAAAATACTTTCTCGTGACTGTGATTTAATTATTGCAGATGACATTGAAGACCACAGTTCTACTATGCAACCTGCATCAAGAGAGAATACAAAAAAATGGTGGACTACAACATTAGGTTCTAGAAAAGAGGAACATACAGCTATGGTTCTAATAGGTTCTAGGCAACACCCTGAAGATTTATATTCAGCAATATTAGAGAACGATGCTTGGGAACATATTGTAGAAGAAGCACATGATAGCATGTGTACTATAGCAGAGTTCGAAGAAGAAGAACATTATGAATGTATGCTTTGGAAAGATAAGCGTAGTTTTAGATGGTTAATGAACAGAAAGAAAGATGCTATGACTACTGGTGGTCTTAAGAATTTTGAAATGGTTTATTTAAACAAAGCCTTTAATGATAGTCTTAGATTATTTAATCCTGAACAAATACAAGAATGTTACGACCCTAATATGCGTTTAGGCTATATACCTCAAGGTTCTTACTTAGTAGCAGGACTTGACCCTGCAGCTACAGGTTATCAAGCAGGATTTCTTTGGGCTGTAGAAACACACAATGGTGAAATTAAATTAACAATGGTAGATTTAGAAAATCATCAAGGTGGTGGGCTTGAAGAAGCTAGGAACTTAATAAAGTTGTGGTATGAAAAATATAATTGTTACCATTGGATAATTGAAGAAAATGGATTTCAAAAAGCTATTAGGCAAGATAAAACTACTAGAGAATACGCAAATACTATGGGTATAAAATTAGAAGGACACGAAACTCATAAAAATAAATGGGACGAAAGATTTGGTGTAACTGCTCTTGCTCCTATGTTTTCTGATAAAATGATTTCGTTACCTTTTGCAGATGCTGATGCACAGAGTAAGACAATCGCTTATACAAAACAGCTTACATACTTTGCAAGCAAAAATTCTGCGAGAGGTAAAGCTAAATCAGATATAGTTATGGCAAGTTGGTTCCCAATGAAAGTTGTTAGAACCTTGACAAAATTAGCATATTCTGATATGGCAATAGATTACAAACCTAGCTTTACTGGTTATAATGAAAGCAGCTGGAATGAAGCACCATGGAGATAAATGAAACCTAAAGATATTATAGACCGAGCAATAACTTTGAAACAAATGCATGATGATGTGTTGTTAGATAGAAGTAGATTTCGTTCAATATTAAATGGTGGAGAAGATGGGATACGAGAATTACTTGGACCAGGCTTAGATAATAACGAAGCATACGCTATACCTGCTCCTAACTTATTGTTATCTGCTTTAGATAGACTTGCACAAAAATTAGGTAAACCACCAACATTAGATGTACATATTACAAATGGTAGAGATAGTTCTAGAAATAAAATTAAAAAAGAAAAGCTAGAAAGAATAGTATCTTCATACGATAGAATGCAAAACCTTGATGGTCAATTGCCACAAGTAGCTAGATGGTTACCTGGTTATGGGTTTGCTGTATGGGTCATTACAACTAAAAAAGATATAGATGGTAATTTATATCCAACAGCAGAATTAAGAAATCCATACGATTGTTTCCCTGGTTATTTTGGAAACGGTCAAGACCCACAAGAATTAGCTATTATACAAAAAGTTCCTGTTAAAAATTTAATTGAATTATATCCTGAACTTAGGTCTTTCTTTAATGCTAAAGAACAAGATGCTTCACCTAACTACAGTGCATACAACATGCACTATGGTGATGATGGTAGTTGGGAAAACGCAAACGAAAGCGGAGATGTAATACTTGAATACATGAACATAGAAGGAACTTATGTAGTACATGTTGCTTCTAAAAAAGTTGTAGATTTTGTACCTAATCCATTAAAATCAGGTCCATCATTTGTAGTAGCTAAAAGATACAGCTTTGATAGATTGCAAGGTCAATTTGACCAAGTTATTGGTTTGATGGCACAGCTAGCAAAAATAAACATTTTGTCTTCTATAGCTATGGAAGATGCAGTATTTACAGAAACAAATGTTGTTGGTGAAATAGAAAGCGGTCAATATCGTAAAGGTAGAAACGCTATAAACTATTTGTCACCAGGCTCACAAGTTATAAGACCTGCTACAAATTTACCGTATCAGTTATTTGAAAGTGTTGGTAGATTAGAAAGACAGCTTAGAGTTGTTTCAGGATATCCTGTACAAGATGATGCTATATCTCCTAATTCTTTTGTTACTGGTAGAGGTTTAGAAGAATTACAGAGTGGCGTTGGTCAAATGGTTACTGAGTATCACACAATATTAAGTAAAGCTATACAAGATGTTGATAGCAAAAGATTAGAACTTGATGAAGTATTACTTGGTAAAAAAAGAAAACCATTGTCAGGTACATACAAAGGTGCAGCTTTTGCAGAATTTTATACACCAAAAAATGATATAGATAAAAATTATGTTACAAGAAGAAAGTATGGAGCTATGGCTTCATTTGATGCACCTAATAAAATAATCACAGGTCTTCAATTATTACAAGCAGGTATTATTGATAGAGAAACTATGCAACAAGAAATGGATGGTTTAGAAAATATTACTGTTATTAATGAAAGAATTACAAAACAAAAGTCAGAGGAGATTATGGACCAAATGTTAATACAAAAGTCACAACAAGGTGACAATACAGCAATGATGGCTATTGTAGAAATTTATAATAATCCTAAGAAAAAAGGTGAAATACTTGAAAAGTATTTTTCTTCACAAGGAGAACAGCCTAGTCCTGAAGAAGCTATGATGATGCAACAACAACAGATGCAACCACAAGCTGGACCTCCAAACTTAGCAGCTATGTTAGGTGGTGGCTAATGGATGAATTTGCAGAAATAATAGCAAGAAACTTTCCTGAACAACCAATGTTCGAACCTGAAATGTATGAGATAAATGGTACTGAAGAAACTTTTACAGTATTTTATGCACCAGGTGTTGGAAGAATTGACATAACATTTACCCCTGATTTTTAATATGAGTAGATTTAGAAAACC